CCCCATCATGAACTTGCCGGGGCGGATGAGTACCATTTTCATCGTGACCCCACCGCCCAGGTCCAGGGCCAACTCGGCAGGCGCTGCGGGTGTGCTCTTACCCACCGACGGTGCGGGCGCGGCTGCCGCTGTTCGTATCTTCCCGGCCATCGTTGTGCAGAACGCGACGATCACGGGCGACCTCGGCCTGAACAACGCAAACGCGACTGTCTCGGCGGCTCCGGCCAACTTGGCGGTTGTAACCTTCCTCGGCGCGGCTTCCACTGGCTTCGTCCAGCGGGCTGTCATGGGTCGCGGCGTCGGTCGGGTTATCTCGGCCACCCTCGACGACCTTCCCTCGGGCGAGAACGCAAGCCGCAAGCTGAAGTCGGTCCCGCTCACCATGCGTGCCCACCGCTTCTCCAACGGTAACAACGGTGTCTGCATCACCCGCTTCGATGCTCCCTACCAGTTCAATACCGAAGCATTCGGTCGCTTCAAAGTCTGCCGCATCAACGGCTAAGGCCCATGAAGTAGAAATCGCAAGCGCCCTCGTCCTTAAAACGGGCGGGGGCGTATTGCTTCCAAAATACAGCATGGGTAGTATCCGTGCAGAGAATTAAAGGGTAATTAAATGCCTTATTCAACCGTCAACTTCGACATTCGCCCCGGAAGCACAAACGCCGATTGGACGCTTGTTTCCACTAACCCGCTGTTCCTGAGAATTCAGAACCGCGACGGGGTTAAGTGGAATCTGGCCTGTACCGCTTCGGGCGTTCCGGTTCAGGGTGTCAGCGCCTCAGGTACGATTACCTTCGCTGGCCAGCCGTCTGCCGCAGACGTGGTAAACGTGGCCGGTGTCACCTATACTTTCGTTGCCTCGGGCGCGGTATTCCCCCAGGTAGACATCGGCGCTTCCGCCACGCTGAGCCGCGACAACCTGCTCGCCGCAATCCTGACTTCCGGCCTTGTCGCCGCTTCTGGTGCCTCTGGTGGCCTAGTCATCGGCCTCGGCGCTCTTGTCGAAGGAACCGCTGGCAACGCAATCGTCCTGACTAAAACCGCAATTAACATCACCATTACCGGCGCGGGCACGCTTACTGGCGGCGTCACCGCTACTGGGTTTTTGACTTACGATCCGAAAAACTCAGAAATTTCATATGGCTTCCAACAGCAATGGCCAGCGGCTACGACCTCGCTGTGGTACGTTCGCGTGCCGCAAGAAAAATCTCAGCAAGGCCTCGTTCAGTTCAGCGTAATTCGAGACCAATAAGGCGATGAAATGGCTCCCATCTCTCTTGCTCTTCCTGAAGAAGTCATAGACCCGCTAGACGAGTCGGATGACGAGGACGAATACGAGGATGGTGAGTGGTATTATCCGCAGCCCATAGCTGCCTAGGAGGCGCAAGTGCAAGAATTCCCCAAATGGTATCACGGTCCCGAAGGTCAATCGGGCATTTTCGAGTCGGTGGAAGAAGTCCCCGCTGGCTGGCATGACCACCCCAACCGCCACCTCATTATTGAGCCCGGCGCTCCCCTGCCGGAAGACGGCCCCGAAGCTCACGGCGGCTGGCACAAGGCTGACCTAATTGCCGCTCTGCGAGCCCTGGGCCACAAGATCCACGCCAACGCGAGTGCTCGGAGTATGCACACTAAGCTGGTAGAAGTCGGCCACATTAATCGTCCCATGGAATAATAATGTCAACCTGCACGGTAATCATCAATAGGGCATTCCGGGAAAGTCAGATTGTTCCCAGCGACGTAGCCCCCTCGACCTCGCAGGCCGCAGAAGCTCTCCCCCTTTTGCAAGGCATCATCGAGCGTTACGTCCGCGCGCCAATCGTTACCCTGTGGCTGGGCACGACTTCTCCCATCCTGCAACAGCGCGGGCAGGTAATGCGGGATTTCACGACATACGCCAACAGCATTGCCGCGCCCCAGGATATCTACCTCAATTGCGTCCTGACGGCTGCCATTACCATTAAACTGCCTCCGTCCCCCGGCGACGGCGCTCGCTTCGTGGTTATCGATGTCAGTCAGAATTTCGGAAGCTTCCCGCTAACCATTCAGGGCAATGGCAACCGCGTGGATGGCGGAACGGAACTCTCACTGGCCACCTCCGGACAGGGCGCGAGCCTCATTTATCGGCGCGACCTTGCCAACTGGCAGCTTATTCCCAGCGTGTTTCAGGCCAGCAATAACACCCCGTATCCCGATCTCTATGACGACCTGTTTGTCATTGAGCTGGCCATGCGCCTCAACCCGCGCTACGGCAAGGAAATGCCCGCCATTACCTCGCAGATTTACCAAGATGTGCGCTCCATGTTCAAGGGGCGCTACATGATGACAAATTCGTCGGCGTCCCCTGATGTCCTGTTCGACACCTGGTCTGGCAACACTAGCTGGAATATCGGGGGCGTATTCTAATGACTAGCGTAAAGGTTCCTCTGGGCAGGAATTCCTGGACGCGAGCCTACGCCGGTTCCGTTGCGCTGCCCGTTCTAAACAGGTTTTTCGAGACCGACCCAACGTCAAATACGGACGATACGGCCCTTTTGGCCCGGCCCGGCACAACCTTCACCCGAGCTTTCGGTGTGTTTCCGCACAGGGGTCTTTTTTCCCAGGAGGGATTTTTCGGCGGGGATTTGTTTATTGCCGCTGGCAACACCCTTTACCGCTGGGACGGCACTACCCAGACAACGCTAATTGGAACCCTTGGTGGCACTAGCGGCGAAGTCTCCATGACCTTTCAGGCCAGCCCCGGTGTGGAGCGCCTGTGGCTCGCTGACGGCGTTAATTTGTGGTACTACGAGGGGCTTTCCAAGGCCATTGGCACCCTGACGTTCACCGCTCAGCCCGCCAACCTGGACGTGGTTCTCATGAACACCACGTATTACCAGTTTGTCACCTCTAGCGTTGATACCGGCACCCCGGCTGGAACGTTGGCGTTCCCGTGGAAGGTCCTGATCGGAGCGACCCTTGCGGGCTCCATCGCGAACCTTGGTAACGCTGTAGGGGCCACAGGAACCCCAGGATCGACGTATTCCACGGCCCTCATCGCCAACCCGGACATCCAGCAGCGCCGCGCAGAGCCCCTCAGGCTCATCGTGGAGGCGAAGGTGGCGGGTACGGGCGGGAACTCGTATCCGACCACGGACACTGGCGCTACCATGGCGTGGGGCAACGGAACGCTACAGAACGGCGGCACTCACACGCTCATCCCCGCCGCCGTCCCCGAGGGAGGCTCACAAGCGGCAATTTCAGTGACCACCCTCGCCGCTTATGTAATCATAGCCGTTAACGCCAGCCAAAGAATGTATTTTATTCGCCCGGCAGAATTCTGGGTGGAAATATTCGCGGAAGCCGAAAGTGAGCCCGACCGGGTCTATCAGGTACTAGCAATTGGCAGCACCTTCTGGGCCATGGGTCCGAACACAATCGAGCCTTGGTCCCCCACGGGAGACGCTGATATTCCGTTTGCGCCAATTGTCGGACGAACGCTTCGCTATGGCATCATTGCCGGGAGTGCTAGGCTCCTGAATGACGATGTGGTATATGTTGCTTCGGATTTTACGGTAAGGGATACAAGCGGAGAGCGCGTCTCTACCCACTCCATTGAAGAACTTCTCAGGCTAGGTGTTTAATGACCCTCGTTTTCTCGGACGCCGCCTCGCGCTACACCACTGGCAACGCCAGCACGACCGAAATGCTGGGTGTGTGGGCTAACGTCCCATCCGGCCTCAACGCGGACAAATTCCAGGTAGTTGCTCCCGTATTCGGCTCCAGGACGGGCGCGAATTGTTTTTATTTCCTCGCTGACCCGCTGGCCGACAACGCTCGCTACACCCTGACCAACACCGTCGCTTCGGAAATCTTTTTCTCGGCTGGATTTTACCTGCCCGACCTGCCCGCCGTTGGTAGCCGCCGCCGCGTTGAATTCTGCACCGCTGGCAACGTAGTTGTCTGGTACGCCTCGTTCGAGCCGTCCGGAACCATCGCCTTCTACAACGTGTCGGATGTCAAGGTCGCGGAAACCCCCGTCAGCATCGTCGCTGGCTCGTGGACGTGGTTTGAATTCCGCCTCAATCCCTCTACCGGCCTGATCCAAGTCAGGAACGCACAGGGAACGCAAATCCTGAACGTGAGTGTCGCCACGATTGCTTCTACCCTTGGCATTGTGCGGCATAGAGTGGTCTACAACGCTTCGGACCAAGTCGGCTCCTATTACATGGACAGCCCGAACGTCAAGGACACCCTGACGGCATTCCAGAACGGCTTCTACGGATCTGAGCGGCGCAACTACGTCCTGCAACCCGTAGCCGACGACCC